TTACCAAATGCATTGGAAATACTATTGATGCTTTTTCCTACAATTTCGGCGGTAACTCCTATATTTGCAAATTGGTTAGATACATTCTGTACAATTCCGTATAATCCGTCCGCACCCACGTCGTTTATCAATAACCCCATGTTCTGTCTAACCACGAAAGCTGCATTTTCTATTGCACCAAATTGTTGAACTATTAACAGTAATAAATCAAAAAAAGTCGGCATTCCAATATTAATACCAGTTAATTCTTTTCCAATTGCTTTAAACCCCTCTTTAATTTTATCCAATTCAACATTTTGTTTTTCTAGTGTTGGGGTAATTTCGCCAAGTGCAACTGATTGAAGTTTTAGTTTTTCTAGTATTTCGTTTTGTTTTCCGTTGATTCCATTTAAATAACTCAATTCCGCTTCATTTTTTACCTTTTGAATTGCCAATTGATCAATTAACGTCCGCGTCTGTTCTATGTTTAAATCCAAAGAGATTCTAGCGGCTTTAATTTGAGCATCAATTATTGCATTTTGAAGTTTAACTTCTTCACCTTTAAATGCCAATGCCGTAGCATCTAAATAACCAGTTTTACTTTTAAGTTCGTTGATTTTACTCTGAATAGTTTCTTGTAATCTTTGAATTCCTAAATATTGTTCAGCGGGAGTTTTTAACTTCTTTATTTCAGCCTCAGCATTTTTGAATCCGGCGGTTAAACCGCCCGCACTTGTAGCAATATCTTTAAAAATGTTAAAAGCATCCGTTTGAATTTTTTTAAATAATGTAGACAATTCGTCCGTATTATCTTTTAAAATCTTATCAATATCGGATTGTTTTACTTTATCAGCCATATATTATAGTCTTGTTATTATAAATATACGGAGAATTATCTTTTTGACTTTAATTTAGACGATCCACCAGAAGATTTTTCCAACTGTTGTTGCTCTTTTTCTTTTGTTTTTATCAAAAGATTAAGATAATAGTTGCGCAAATATATAGGGAGATTATACGCAATATCTTGCGTAAACGCTCCTTCACTATAATAACACAAACTAAATATCTGTTCGTGTAAATGTAACTTGTACTCAGGCGTTAGGCCAAAAAAAGGATACCGTAAGAGGCACCCCCATCCTTTCCTCCGCACTGCAATGTTCACAAACAAAGTTGAAATTCATGTCAAATTCAGGAGTGTTTTCCTTTATGCTTGTTCGTAAAGACAAACTATCTCTGGATGTAAGTTCATTTTCAATGAAATTACGAATTTCTGCTCGGTCTTCATTTCCATTTATTGAAGTAATAACAAACTTTAATCTGGTAGTAAGCTCGTTTGCCCCGCCATTTTTGTAAAGCTTGGCCGAAGACTTGAGTTCTGTATCTATCGCTTTATCATCTAGATGCGTCAATAACTTATAAGTAACAACCTTTTTGCAATACGGTAATGTAAATTCAAACCTGTTTTGATGTGGTACATACTTTGAAGTATCCAATTCTTTGGGCTTGAGTTCTCCAAGATTCACATTGACTGAGTTATTCTCACTACATTTAGTACACTTTATATCAAGTGGACCATAATTGTCACCGTAAGCCAAACGACGCGATGCTACATATAATGCATTTTTATCACACAGCAATACATCATCCAATTTGATGTTCTTGTCAATTATCAAACTCTCCAACAACTTGTCCAAAACAATACCCTTTTTAATGAGGTTTTGATTCATTAATATATCTTCTTCGCGCGCCGACATCATCTTCATCTCCACCTGACCTGTACTCAATGGATGATTTTCAGGATAAAAATGACCTTCACTGGGAAGATCAATGAATTCTGTTGGATATGTTGTTTCCTTCTTAGCAGAAGATTGGGTTTGACGAGTGATTGGTACTATAAAATTTTCTTCCATAACTTTGATATATATATTATACACCAATACATATAATAAAAGTGTAATTTTTGATTATTTTATTTTTTACCAATATTAGACGCCGCAGTTTGTGCAAGACTAGTAGCAGCTACACTTGCTTTTTTTTGTAGATTCAACTCATTGCGTTTACGTAAAAGATCTTTAATTTCAATTTCAATATCTTTTTTCTTCATGGAATCCGCCGAAGATTTTGTTCTCTGTTTATCTGCAAGTTGCTTTTGAACCGCGTCAATCTTAGCCAAAATAGACAACACTTCTGCTTTTTTTGCAACAGCCAATTTTTCTTTTTCATTTTTTCCAGCCGATATCACCTTCGGATTGCTTTCTACCGAACTATCATCCGCTTCAGATTCAACAATCTTTTGAAAAATTCTTCGTACAAATAACTTGGTGTTTTCTTGATTGTGCATATCTATAGTGCCTTGATTATTTGAACATAAACATCAGGCTTATCATTGATTAATTTTAATATTTCTTCGTTGGTCATCTTATATACTTTCATATATAAGTATAATCCATTTGGTAAAAAAGTCAATAAAAAATCCTCTTTATCGTTTAAATAAAGAGGATTTGAAGGAAATATATAGATGTAATTAATATTGAAGAATACAATAATCCACCGAAATTGTAAGACCGATTGTGAGTGGGTCACCAGAATCAGTGTAGTCGCCTTCACCGAAATCTGCACTAGTAATAAAGGCTCCTTTTAAGGTCCATTCACTCACTTTATCTCCGACTGGTCCGAGGATATTGAGAGTGAGATCCTTTTTGTAGAAGTCGCTATACCCATTTCTTCCAGTAACTGACTCATGTGACAAACGTACCCACTCCATAACTGCTTGGGCACCATTTGGAACGATTGGGTTATATAGTTCCATTGTGATATCTTCCCAGGTGGTGCGACCTTTGTAGTATCGTTCTAGGTTGATGTGTTGTAGAACTTTCTTTTCACTTTTTACGGTTGGAAGTTTACATTTTCTGACCAGAAAGCTTGGAATGCCGTCGGCGTATAGCACGAAGCGATTTTTGACTTGTGGTTCAAAATTTGTGTAGAATATCTCATTGCTATTTAGTAGATCTGCCATAAAGTTATATAGGTTCGTTATTTGTTTACATAAAATAAATATCATGAAATATTAATTTTTTAAATTTTTTGATAAAATATTTAATAGTTATTCAATATAAGAATCAATGTATATTTATATGTCTAGAAAACTTAATCAAAAATTTTGGTTGACGGTAAATTGTAAACACTGCAATAAACAATTTGTGTGTAGGAAATCAAAGCCGCGCATTTTTTGTGGTATAAAATGTTCATCCAACGATGTCGATTTAAATAAACAAAGATTGAAAAACCAAAAACAAACAAATGTTGATCGTCACGGTGGTCATCATATGAAAAGTGGTGGCGTTGAAAAATGCAAAGCTACCTTGTTGGTTAAATATGGTGTTGATAGCTATAGTAAATTACCTGAGTACAGAATCCGCGTCAAAAAAACATTATTTGAAAAATTTGGGGATGAAAATTATTTAAATGTAGAACAAGTTAAAAAAACATGTTTAGAAAGATATGGGGTTGATAATATATCAAAATTAAAGCGTGTGTCAGAAAAAACGTCTGAAACTAAGAAATCAAACCATTATAATTTTTTATTGGATCACTGCAAAGAAAAATCTCTTGAATTTTTGTGTGATAAAGAAAGTTATAAAGGGTATCATTTTAGCAATATTTATAAAATGAAATGCAATGTTTGTTTGAAAACATTTGAAAGCACGGTTTATAACTTACATAATATTTTTTGTGATTATTGTCATCCTGAGAAAATTACTACTGTTGAGAATCAGCTGTATATTTTTTTACAAGAAATTTTGGACAAAAATATTGTTATAAAACGAAATGATAGAACGATATTAAATGGTAAGGAATTGGATTTTTATATACCGGAATTAAAGGTTGCGTTTGAAATAAATGGATTATATTGGCACAGTGAATTTGCAGGTGGAATAAATAAAAATTATCATCTCAACAAAACGAAATCTTGTATGCATTACGGTATCACACTTATTCATATTTTTGAAAATGAATGGATTCATAAATCGGAGATAGTAAAATCGGTTATCAAATCTTTGTTAAATTTGACAAAAACTAAAATTTATGGGAGAAAGTGTATAATAAAAGAAATAGATATAAAAACTAAAAATGACTTTCTTAATAAAAATCATTTACAAGGTGAAGATAAAACAACAGTAAAACTAGGATTATATGAAGATGAAAATCTTTTGAGTGTAATGACGTTTAGAAAAACTTCAAGATTTGAAAAGACAAGTGAATGGGAATTAGTTAGGTTTTGCACATTAATTGATACTATTGTAATAGGTGGTGCAAGTAAACTATTATCCTATTTTATAAAAACGTATCATCCAAAAAATATTGTGACTTATAGTGATCGTAGATTTTTTACCGGCAAAATTTACGAAACATTAGGATTTAAATTTGTTGATATCACACCATGTGGGTATTATTATATTATAAATAAATACAAAGACTTAAGACACAGAATGTCTTTTCAAAAACATAAATTAAAGAATTTTTTAAACGTGTTTGATCCAAATTTATCAGAGTGGGAAAACATGAAAAACAATGGATATGACCGAATTTGGGACTGTGGTAACAATAAATACTATTTAAAATTATCGGATTGATTTTTGCATATCGTATATTTTGACTGTGGCTTTTCGCAATCTATCTAGGTGTCCTCTGTTGCGAAGTAATTTAAATACTAAGTTTTCGTTACTTAATTCGCCTGTGCGGTCTAGACCTTGTTGGC